TTATAAAGATCAAGATAATCTAGAACTGTAACTCCTGCAATCTGACAACGATCATTTTGTCTGCCATTAATTACAACTTCATCTTCAGTTACGATTCCCCAAGGAGAAATCTTCTTTGCAGTTTTAGTATCCAATACCTTTTTAAGTCTTCCATAAATGTATGGAATATCATAAAACTCACAATTCCAACCAGTAATTACTTCCGGTGTATCATATTCCCAGTATGCAATAAAATTGTCTAAAAGATCAAATTCATCTTTACATTCAATATACTTTACATTTGGGTCTTTACTTTCAAAAGGTTTAACACCCCAAGTAATAACTTTTTTTGTAGCATAATTCTGAATAGAAATTGTAAGTATTTCTTCACTACAACTTCTTACATCAGGAAATCCATTTTCTGAAGCAACCTCAATATCAATAGTAATTAGTTTGATTTTAGTAATATCAAATACTATATGATCTTCTGGATATTTTTCAGAAATGTATTGATTTACATATCTTGTATTACCAAATAATTTAAAGTTATCAATACCTTTATATCTTTCAATAAAGTTACGAGTTTCTTTAATTGTTCCTGGTTTTACCTCTTCAACATATTGTCCATCAAGTGTTTTATATTTTGTCTTATTACTAGATTGTACATATAAAGTTGGATAAAATTCTTCTCTATTTTGAAAAGATTTCCCATTATCAAATCCTCGGGAAAGAATTTCATTCCCTACAAGAACAATATTTGTGTAAAACTTCATTTAGATAATTTCAGATACATTTCAAATTGCCAAGGAGTTGGATCCAAAATTGTAAAGATAGAGTCTGAGTGAATTTTCATCTCTCTCTGATCTGTAAAATCTGGCCACTTTCTTAGATCGTATTTACCTTCAGAATTTTTAAAAAGTTCAAAAGGATTTATTAACTTACAATCAGGTTCTCCCAACTCTGATTCTACTTCTTCAACTTGAGTAAGCAAAACCAAGTTTGGCTTAGCTATCAGTACTTTCAGATTTTCCATCGATATTCTCCAAATATGAGTTTTTAATTTCTTCCATAGGTTCTACAATAGAAACTACCCAATCAGATGGAATTGGAATAATTTTATCAGTAGAAAGTGGAGCATAAGGATAAAACTTAACCTGTGCTTCTTCCCTGAAAGTTAGTGTGAAAGGATTTGTAAGAGTATATCCAATTACGCTATCTCCAGACACCATTTCTTTGACATCAGCGATAACATCTTCCAAAGATTTTAGCATTACAATTTTAATTGCCATAATTACCTCATAGTATTTCTCTCTATGTAGTATAGCACCACATAGAATATTTTGCAATAAAAAAGGAGATACTCTGGATTTTGCCAGAATCTCCTTTATTGCGACGATATTTGGGATTCCCCAAATTTATTTATAGATAATCTTTACGTTTATGTGCTTCTGGAACTACTTTTGATAGTGTGATTGATAAAAGTCCGTCCTCAAATACGACGTTGGAGACCTCAGTGTCTTCAGAAAGGGTCCAGGATCTTTCAAAGTTTCTCTGAGCCAATCCCTTGTGGATAAACGTTCCCTTTTCATCAGATGGTTCTTTCTCCCCCCTGACAAAAAGTTTTCCATACTCGGTGTAAGCATTAACTTGCTCCTTCTTGAATCCTGCTAATGCAATTTCTAATTTTGTTTCATTACTATTTACTTGAATTACATTGTAGGGAGGGTAATTATTTACAGATGTGCTAAAAACTCTATCGAAGTATTCATCCATTCCGATTGAGTTCTTTGCAATACGATCCATAAGCTGCTCTAAGTTTGCAGCATTATACTTTGTTAAAGACATTTAACTTCTCCTTAATAAGCGAGATTGTGTTTTGTGGACCCTTTCGGCATCCAGTACTAATTATAACACAAAGCATAAAAAAGGGGATGTCAGATACCCCCCATTTTTATTCGGTTTCTTCTACTCTCTTCTTTTTGGATCCAATATTGTATTTTGCTTCCAAAGTCCAGTCAGATTTGTCTTTATAAGAAAGAACTTTAATCTGATTCAAAGGTGCAATATCTTGAATCTTATCTTCATCAATAACATTAATAAGACCCCAATCAGAAATCAGATTTACAATACGATTTCTTCTTTGAATGTCATTTACAGTCAAATTTGTATTTTTACCATCAAGAGCAAATAGTTCTTTAAAATGAACAATATAATATTTACCTTGCTTATGTAAAATGTGACAAGACTGGTAAAGTTTTTTTTCCTTGCGAGAAGCAACTCCAATACGAGTCAAAGTTTCACGAACCTTTAGAAAATCATCTGGTTCATTTAGTGATACTTCTACCATATCAGATGGTTTCCAATTTACTTCAGGTTCATTTACCACAGTCATTTTCTTCCTCCAGTTTCAAATTTATTGCGAATAAAGTTAATTTGATCTTTTGTCAAAATATTCAAAGCTTGTTGTGCTTTTTCATTATTATACCCATAATATTTTTTAACATAATCAAGATCTTTGACTATATCTTTACGAATCCAAGGAGAAAATCTCTTCTTAGTTCTCAAAATATTTATAAAGAAATCATATTGTAACTTTTTATCTAGATTATGATTAATATTCATCTCATTTGAATACATCAAACAATCAATATGTCCAGATAAACACTTGTTTATTACAAATGGAGAGTATTCTTTTTCAGATAAAGGATTTTCATCCATCAAGTTTTTCTTTGTTTGATTGATAGAATTCAACCAATCTTTCAATTCATAGATCATAATTTAATAAAACTAATTCCTTTCTTTCCTGCTGATCTTTATTATATGTTCCAACTGATCTCATTGTATAAGTATGAGAAAACTCAGCAGTTTTCCAATCAGTAAACCTATCAATTACTTTATCGTCATTGTTGTAAGAGATAAGAATAGGACACCGAAAACTATTGCAATTTTCAGCAAACTTATCATGATCAAATCCTTTATGCATATTGCCCTTATGACCATATAAAGAATCCCGAATGTCGTAAGGAGGATCAAGATAAACGAAAGTTCTACTATCGTTTGTAAGTAATTGTTCATAAGAAAAATTGGTAATCTTCCAATTCTTAATTATTTTAGAGTACTCTGGTAGTTTTTCTATTCCTCGCATTGAGAAGTTTGATTCAGATGCTTCGGAAGAAAAGGATGAGGACTCAGTGAGACCAGAAAAAGAGCACTTGTTAGCAATATAAAAAGAGATAGCACGAGACGTAGCATCACATTTTCTGGGTTCTTGAGAAAGATACTCTTTAGATTCCAAGAAAAGAAATTTCGCTGAACTAGGGTCAGGGTGCCTTTGTTTAAGTTGTACAAGTTTAGACCTAATTTCATTAGAGTTTACCTGTAGTTGTACCCAAAAGTTATAAAGAGGTTCATATAAATCATTAACCCAAATAGGAATATCTGGATACATTTTAGTAACATAGATTGCTACAGAACCTCCGCCAACAAATGGTTCTCTAAATTCATTATAATTGGAAATATCTGGAAGAAACTGGGATAATTTAGTTAGTGCTCTACTCTTTCCACCAGGATATCTAAGGGGAGTCTTTAGTGATTTCATAATCAGGTTTACGATAGGGAAGTTTAAGATAAAAAACCAAGAGATAGTCAATTTAAACCCTTTACTTTTGAAAGGATACTTTTAATTTCTTCATTTGATTTACCTTTAGTTTTAAGATAATCCTCATAAGTATATCCAGATTTAATAAAATTTGATAACTCATCAAGTTTTAGTTTATCTTCATTATTCATATAAAAGTATTTTCCCATCCTAAATCTATTAACTTCAGCAATTACACACCAATTAGAAAGTGTTGATGAACTTGTATATCCATAAATATTCGCCAGATCAGATGTTTTAAAAACTTCATTATTAAAGTTAATATTAGTACAAACTCGCGGAGACGAATTTGCATTAATGCAAATTGAATACGATTTAAATTTTTGAATTAAATTTGTCTCATAAAAAGTCATTTCATTTTCATTAGAAAAAGTTTTTAAAATGATCTTTTTACCATCACCATTGCTTTTATCTTTATAGGAACCAGTGTATTTTTTATCTTCATCCGGTTTGCATTTGCACTGACGAGACCCTATGTAAAAATTACCATTCGGAAAGAAAATTGCATAAACATAATAATACAATATTTGCTTATATTCTTCCTGAATGATATTCATTTCCGTTAAAATTTCATCCAAAATTTCAATCCCTTTCATAATCAAATCCAATCAGATTTATTGTATTTTAAAAATTCTCTAAAAGTCATTTTCATTTCTTTTTGAGTCATTCCACAATGCTCAGCAGCTTCAGGTAAATTCATTGTAGAAGTAAACAAACCTCTATTTGCTTCTTCTACATTTTGTGGTGTTGTTTTCTTTTTCATTTGAAATTACACTCACACATAATTTCCGTTAAAGCAGCAAGAAGGTTGATCTCTTGGTCTGCAACGAAAGCAGATTGATATTGATACTTTGATACAATAAGTACACAAGCAGCAATGCTAGGACCATCTAGGTGTTGGTATAGACCGTCATAAACCATCCTTAGTAATGATCCAGAATCATTATCTAGGTGTGCTATTACCCATTTACGTACATCTGTAAAGTTTTTAGTTTTAAGATGTTTGATAATGTCATCAATCTTTACATCAGAAAAAGTTGCAAGAATTGCTGAATCAATTTTTCCTGAAACAGAGTACCTCTGACATTCATTGAGTACTCTTCTCCAGTCAGGAAAATGCTTATTGATTAATTGAACAAGAACTTTATCGTCTGCTTCAACTTTTTCTTTATCCAAGATCTCTTTGAGCCTCTCAAAGAACTTTGCTGCGATCTTTGGTTTGTCTTTTGATCTGATGCCAAACTCGACAACTGCACATCTGCTGTGAAGAGGTTCAATGATTTTGTTTTTGTAATTGCAGGTGAAGATGAATCTGCAATTGTTATAAAATGCCTCAATATTTGCCCGTAGGAGGAGTTGTACGTCGTTCCCCGTGTTATCTGCCTCGTCAATGATGATGACTTTGTGTTTAGAAGTTGCTTGAATTGATACGGTCGAAGCAAAGTTCTTTGCTTGGTTTCTAACCGTGTCCAAAAATCTACCTTCATCGGATCCATTGATGACATAATAATCTGCTCCTAGTTCATTACAAAGTGCTTTAGCTACAGTAGTTTTTCCAATTCCGGGAGGACCAGCAAGTAAAAGATTTGAGATCTCTCCCTTATCTACAAAATCTTGAAATGTCTTTTTAGTGCTTTCGGGAAGAATACAATCTTCAATTTTTTTGGGGGAATACTTTTCCACCCACAAAAAATCATTTCTCATAATAAATTAATCAAGTTTGAAGTAAATTTTTGACTTATCCGAATGTAGAATCGGATTCAAGAGCGATGTAATATTTCAAATCAAATTTAGAACTTTTAAATTCAGAAAGCAAGTCTGAAGAAATTACTACATCATAAGATCCGGGAATCATCTTCATATTCTCAATTTTATAATTCAAAGTAAACTCTTCAGAAGTTTCGCCAACCAAAATAGAGTATTCAGTAGAACTACTATTCTTCTTATCACGAACCAAAAGTCTAATACTTCCATCTTCTCCAGATACTGTAAGATCTGGTAGTTGATAAACAGATGCTGCTTTCATAAGTTTAGAAAGTTGTGAATGCTCTACTTGAAAACAAACATCCTTTGAATTCAAGCAAATTTCCTTATCCGGTGGAGCAACAATAATCTCAGGATCTGCAAAATAATACTTAACCAAACGCTTACCTTCTTTAATTAGAAGATAAGATTCGTTTGTGAAATCTAGATCAGGATCATCGTGAAGTGAGAGACCATTTAAAAATTGCTTCAATTCATAAATTGCAAAATCTCTTGGAAATTGTTCTTGAACCTCTGCTTCCGCAAAAATATTTTTCATAACGGAAATAGTACGAATCCTATTTCCACTTTTAATCAGAATAGATTCATTAATTGTAGAAAAGTTTTCAAGAAGTTTGATAGTTTGTTCAGAAAGTTTCATAATTATCAGTAGTTTTTTTATGTAGACCAGAGAAGTGGTAAAGAAGAACACAGTAGTGAATCACTTTAAGAATGTCAAGTCTTGACTTACCATTCTTTTTACCAAACCTAGAAAGATATTTGATTGCATTGCTCCTGCAAAATGGTTCCGCATCACCGATACTTTCAATCAAATCAAGTGTTTGAGTCTTAGATTCTTGAGAAGTATAGTGACCTTTATACGTTTCTGTGATATAATTTGCTATTTCTTTTAAAGTTTTATCTTCTTCATATTTCCAAAGATTATTACTTTTTAATGTAAAAGAATCCAAGTTTTCAGACATAATTAAATATTCAACCTCAAATTAATTTTATACTATTTAAATTTTATTGTCAAGTAGTCTTAATTAGAAGATAACATACTAAATCCTTTTTGTTTCTCAAACTTTAGAGTATTTTCAAATTTTTCTTCAAGTTCTTCTCTTTTATGAGATATTACAAAAACGTTTGACTTTTCAACAACATAACGAATAATCTTTGTAAAATTATCTGTACCAAAGTCATCAAGAGAACTATCAAAAATTTCATCAAGTATTAATAAATTTGTATTTGTGGAATTTTTTACTTTTGCAATTTCTCTCCAAGTGAATAAAAGTGACAAATCAATTCTCATCTTTTCACCTTCGCTAAAAGAAGAATATGAAAAATCTTCATAAATTGGATTTAAAGCTTTTTCATTAAATTCTTCATCTAATGTAAAATTAATTGAAAACTCCAATAAATCTAGATACTTATTCAAATTATGATTAATTAAAGGTAAATACTTATCTATAATTTTTGTTTTAGCACCGTCATCTTTCAATA